GTCAAGGTTAAACCTTCAGCCATTAAACTGAAGCCAGAGGATTTGTTTTAAGTATTTATATTTGAAAAGATAGACTGAAGTCTTATATTAAGACCATGATCTCATAATATATTCAGGTATGTTTCATATGAAGGTTATAAAAGGAAGTACAAGGTTATTATTACTAATTATGTATGTTATATCGATTACATTATTTAACATGAGATACTATTCTATTAGTTTATAGTATTTGCTCTGTGTTGTAATGTATGATTTATAAACTAGTATTGTCCACATTAATAATTTTGTTGAGTTAAATCTCCTTAAATCTGTAAACAACTTTTAATTATCAGTATATAAAGATAAATTAGGATCCAGAGTGATGGAGTATTCTCCATATGGATTTTCAATATTAAAGTTTACATATTGTTTAATTAATCGGCTATAATCACTAAATTTTATTTTAGATATCAATTTATAAGTCTTAACTAGAAGTCTCTATAGACCCTAGAATTGTCTTATTATATTATATAAGTGGTTAAGTAATTTAGTGTAGATTGGTGTAGTCTTAGTCCACAAGTAGACGAGGTAGTAAAATATTATTACTAAGCTGCGGTACCTGGGGATAGGTTTAATACCCTTGCAAGGATCCACGTTGAAAACGAGGACTTGCCTCTAACTATATTAACATTAACTGATCATGAAATTAATATCTTAAGAATTAGTTTAAGTTATAAATTACAAAATTACGGTTACAATGATTTTACAATTATCTTTAAATGCATCTTTTGCAATGGCACCAAGTATTATATTAGGATCTATTGTATTACTCGTACAAGCTTCATGGATTGGATATTATTATCCAAGACGTGATCTTGAACGTCCTCGGAAATTCACAATGAAGTGATTAACCAGGAGTGAATTACATAGATTCGCATTGTTACTTAGTGTTCTTTATGGTTCAAGAGTCTTTGCTCCTCACTGAAGAAGTAATTCTAAAGCGAAGAAGTTTAGGCTTTTAAACGATATTGCAAGAAAGATAGATACATTATGAAAGAAATCTGGTATTACATTCACAATAACTTATTGGGCGGAGGTGTTACGACTAGTTATTCAATACTTAGACCCTGGGACTAAAAGGTTGTTTAACAGTAAAGTATGGGTTAAAATCCATAAAGGTAACAAAGATAAATTAGGATATTATGGACTCCCTGTAATACTTAACGATAAAGTTAAATCTTTACTTAAGGAGGCTAAATACGAAATTTATTCTGGTAATCTAACCAGAGTACGATTGATACAAGTTAAGTTGATCTTAAGTCTTCTTTCGTTCTTTAGAGCTTGTAGCCCTAAATACTCAAAAGTAGACTATGAGTCTGTGACATCTCCCTTTACAGGAGTCTCAAAGACATTAGACGACTGAAAACTTCGAGGAGCTCTGAAATCTCTTGGTATAACAACATTAAAAGTTGGAAAGCCATTGATCTTCTGAGCTTCAAGTAAAGTCGGACCTAACTTACCCGTAGCTACTCAAGGAATATTACTAGATCTTGTTGGATGAATTTTAATACCTGATAAATGACTTAAATATACTAAAATTTGTTGATTAAACAAATATTGAGTATTGTTAGGTCAATTTACTGTATTGTCCATTTTAGTAGCTCCTCTCTCTCTTTTGTGTTATATATTCAGTGTATATCCAACTCTTGGTCACATCTCTGTTTTAGAAGAGGCTAGGGGTAAAAGAAGAAAGATTGGTATTACAGATTTCTGGACACAGATTCTCTTTAGACCCTTACATGATTCAATTTATTCAAAATTATCGAATATTTACCAAGATGGTACTAATAATCAAGTTAGGCCTATCAAGTTAATGTTAGAAGAATTGAGTATACAGAATTTTGGAAAGTTTAAAAGAGTTCAGAGTCTTGATCTAACTGCTGCTACTGATCGTTTACCGGTAGATGTTCAGAGTCAAATTCTCGATTTATTAGGTTACCCCGGTAGCTTATGGAAAGAGATATTAGATAGAAGTTGGTCTGTACAAAGTGGAGCTGTCATTAAGTATAGTGTCGGCCAACCAATGGGTGCATACTCATCTTTCGCTATGTTAGCACTTACAAATCATGTTTTAGTGCATATGGCTATGAACGCAACACACACTTATACTCCTTACGGGGTATTAGGTGATGATGTTGCTATTGGGGACCGTAAGGTTTCCAACTATTATAGAGAACTTCTTACTCATTTAGGAGTTGAAGTCAATCCTATCAAGGGTTTCGACGGTGGAATTTTGGAATTTGCAAAACAATTATGAACGGTTAATGGTTTTAACTTAAGCCCTTTAGGGGCTAAGAATGTGACTCTCTGCTTAAGAAATCCTGCGTTTTTAAGTAGTATTTTGTTTGAACTTTGGAATAAGATGTTTCCTTTAACATACCGACCAAATCCAAATCCTTCGTATCGTAAGAAAAGAAGAGGTTTAATTTCATACCCTCATAAAGACCAATTAGGCTTTATTACAGCAGATTCACTCCTTCATCTTTTCTCCCAATTATGAGG